GGTGCTTTTAAACCAAGGGCTGTTGTTATAGTTGATGCATATGATGCATCGTCATTAATTGCTGCTGCAAGCTCGTTAAGTGTGTCTAATGCGCCTGGCGCACCATCAATAAGATTATTAATTGCTGTTGAAATAGCAGAAGATAGCTCTGTGTCTCTAGTTATTCCTGCTGGAATTTGTGAATCTGGGATTTTACCAGTGGCATCAAGTGAGGCAACGCCATCTATATTTCCAACATCTGAAAGAGGAACATAAGTGGTTGATGCAGTATTTCCTAAAGATGCTACTGCTGCATCTGTATAAGCATTTACTGCTGTAACTGTTGTTGCTAGTTGTGCGGGTGTAATATTTAGGTAGCTAGATATTTGTGTCCATGTACTGGTGCCATTACCTACCTTTACCTTAAGTGTATCTGTTTCAACACCAAATTCTCCTGCTCTTAAAACAGGATTTGCTGAAGTCCAATTTGCTGCTGTGTCTCTGCGTAATTGAATTCTAATTGCCATTATGCACCACCTCCGTCAATATAATCACCTATAAAATTTGAACTAGCACTGCCTGAACTTGCAAAAATTCTAGAGTCATCAACATACTCTCCATAATTTACTTCTTCTACTATACCACTTGATGCGTTGTGTGTATGCTCCAAAATTTCTTTTGGTCCCGCAACGTCATACCAAACTTGTCCATTGTAGCCTTTAAATGTACTTTCTGATGTATCAAAATAAAGTTGCCCTAAATCTGGATTAGATGGTGGTCCCGATAATACTGAAACTCCTGTAGAAACATTTTCCCAAGCCGTACCAGAATAAATCTTTAACTTTCCAGTTAAACTATTATAGTAAATAGCTCCAGTTATTCCTACAGATGGATCTTCAGTAAGCGCTGGTGGTGCTATAGGCGTTAAGAATTTTTTTGTCATACTTTATCCTGTAATTACTACTCTATATGCTCCAGCTGTTGGTGCGATTGCAAATGTTAGTGTAACTGTAGTATCTGATGTATGATCAACATCTACCTCAACCTCGGAATATGGAGTAGAGTTTGAATAAACTGCAACCGTTACATCACGTGTTCCAAGATTATGCTCTGCCGCAAATGTGTAAGGGGCTTCAGTGGTTGTAGTAATATTAGATTTCCACTTACGTACTACTTCATGATAGTTTGTACCATCATTTGTAAGTGTCCATTGATCTGAAGATTCATTCCATACTATTGAAACATTAGCAGATGTTCCACGTTCTACTTCAAGTCCTGCGTTTTGGGACGGAGTACCTGTTTCATTGTTATTTAAAACAATAATATTATCATTTAATGTTGTTGTTTCTGTATTTACCGCAGTTACTGTACCATTAACTGTTAGGTTTCCGCCAACTGTTAAGTTGTTAGTAATTGATACATCGTCTGGAAGTCCAATTGTTACTGCTGAATTTTCTGTTCCAGATCCTGAAACTGTAACTTCATTTTCTGTTCCAGCAATTGTTGCAATATAATTTCCAGTTGTCTGTGTAGCAAGATTCACATTCTTGATTGTTACTGCACCAGATGTTACTGTAAAGTCATCTGTTGAGAATGAAGCCACACCCTTATTAGTTGTACTTGCATCTTCTCCAGCCACTGTAATTGATGTTCCAGAATGCGTTACATCAATTCCTTCTCCGCCAAGAATAGAGAGGCCGTGTGATGATGGAGTAAGAGCTCCAGAGTCTGTTGTAACTGTTTTAACAACTGTATCCTCTAGCTCTACATGTCCATCTGTTGTATTAAAATCATCTGAATTAAATGACGCAATACCCTTATTGCTTGTAGAGGCATCTTCTCCAGAAATTGTAATTGTGTTGTTTGTAACATCTGTATTAATTCCTTCGCCTGCGGCAAAGGTTAGTGTATCTGTTAGAAGGTCTACTGTGTCTGCTGTTCCAGATTCTGCAGCAATTGAAAGAGCTGTTGCTACGCTTACTGTACTTGCAGCAGTTAAACGACCTTGTGCGTCTACTGTAAATGTTGGAATTGCTGTTGTTGAACCATAAGATCCAGCTGTTACTGCTGTATTGTCTAAATCAATTGTTGTTGTTCCAGCGGTGTCATCGTATGTCGCTGTTAAAACATTTCCACCTAATACTGAAGACCCAATAACATCTTGGATAACTTCTGTAGAGCCAGACATTGGCATCCATGGACCATTTGGTGAAGGTAATCCATTGTAGTAGTACATGACATTGTTGCCGCTGTCATAGTAAATTTGTCCAGTTACTGGGCTAGATGGTGCAGCTCCGAGGTTTTGGATTCTGGCATTGAGAAGCTCATTCTTATTGAGATCAACGCTAACTAAAAATTTTCTTGCCATTTGCTAACTCCCTTAAGACAGGTACGCTGTCCCTGAGAATGGTTGAGCCATTGTCAGTGTTATTTTGTTACTACTATTATAATCTATTCCTGTTTCTAAAACGTCGCCTGCGCTTGATTTAATTGTAACGTTTGGCTTCATGCCTAAATTATGATTAATTTCTACAGAATATACTCCAGATACTGGTCCAGTAACTTGTGTAAGTTCCCAAGAGTACTCTAAAGTCATGTTTAAAAGGTAATTTGTTGCTCCTGCCCAAGTTAGATCTGTTGGCTTTGGCCCATAGAATCTTGTTGTATTTTTATCATAGTAAAAATCTCCTTCAAGACCAAAATTTTCTGCAGGAGCACCTACTCCATTAAGTATGCTTTTTCCTCTTGGGCCTTGGGGGCCAGGAGTAGAAACTACAACTTCGTTGCTTGGAACTGTTACAACAATTGTCTCTACCATTATATTGTCACCGATCTGCTAAGTGTCATAAAGCCCTCTAGCAATTTAATTTTATTTGCGTTTGAATCTGTCAGCATAATGTCATATGATGATTTTGGATAGAATAGTTTATTGGTTTGTGTTGGAGTCATTTTAATAGTTAACTTGCCAAGTAGTGGGGTTATTGTGATTCCGCCTGATGGTGAAGTTAAACTAAAAGCTAATTTAGTTCCACCTTTTGTATCTCTTACCTGCATTTTTGCTGTTGAGCCTGTTAGGTCAATAGGTAGCCCATTATCGTCTTTGTATTCAACAATAAATGAAAATGTGGCATTTTGATCCACTTCGAAATTCTTTTGCCCTGCCATTTTATAGTACTCCTAAATAGGAAAACTCCTATGCTTATTTTAGCACAGGAGCTATCCTAACAGTAATAATTAAATTACTTGCTTGTAAATCCAAATTCTTTGTTGCTTGGGCTTAATGCCTTTAGAATTACTGGAGCAATTGCTGCTACGCCAGCTGCAATCAAATCCTTTGGATTTGTATTTCCAGTCATGTATAGAGCTGTGGCTGCTGCCAAAAATGCTCTTCCGTATGTTCCAATTGCTGCTAAAATTTGTTCTTGCATTGTTACTTTCCCATCTTTGTTCAAGTCAGCCTTATCAAATTTTTTGATAGCCATTTTATCATCTCCATTTTGGGCGGGGTGCCCAGAATTTTGGGTTAATACCCAATACTCATATTCTACCATTAAGCGGAAATATCTACAAGCTCACAGTTTCCATCTGAGCTGCAGGCAAGAGTGGCATTAGTAGAAGTGCCATCTTCTGTCTCATAAAAAGATAAATCTTCCCAGCGAATTTCTTTAGGCATCTTTGCAACAAGTGCATCATATTCTGCTTTATCTACTTCTTGGTAGGGAGCCTGCTTGTATGAGTGATCTGAATGAGGCAGGAATGAAATTCCAGATACCTCATCAAAATGCTTATATACCCATGCCCCAACCTCCATCCACTCATCTTCTTTTACAGAAACTGTAATTGAAGGCTTGTGCTCACACCATGCACGTTGATAAACTAACCATGTATTTAGGTGGTCTAATGCTGTTAAATCATTTCTAACAATTGCACCCTCTGGTGCCTTAACTGGAAATGAAAATACGTATGTATCATTTGGCTTCATAACATCATCTTCTACTGGAATTCCGACTTCCTTTAAGAATGTAGAAATTGGATCTCCCTTTGAGCCACGAACTGTACGAATGTAATATGGTGAATGCCAAGGATGCATTCCTGAAGATACCCCGACCAATTGAGATACTGTGCCAGAAGGCTTTACACATGTAATAGCTGCAGACTCAGGAATCCCAATTTTCCCAGCCTCTTCTTTATTCGTTTCTCTTGCATATTCACGAAGACCCGATAGAGTTGTTTCCAACTTATCCAAGCCCTGCTTTCCAGAAAAGAACTTATGTCCAAATTGTCCAGTTAAGGATACACCAAGCAGGCGTTCTTCTTCTGTATTATCTTTCCATATTTTACGTAAATACTTAAAATCTGTTAGCGTTGATTGCCATGTTCCCAAAATTGTAGCAAGGCGAACTTTGTTTGCAACATCTTCAACTGTATCTTTTTCACGAAGTACGACTTCTGAAAGATTACAAAACTGGTAAGGACGTAAGATAATCTCTGAGCATGGGTTAGTTCCGTAGTGAATATCTGGATCTCTTCTTCCATACTTGGCTGCTTGGGCTTGAGCTGCGGCCACATTGTATATACCTCGTTCTCCTGATTTTGAATCATAAAGGTTTTTCCATTCTGCTATAAACTGCTCCATCTCTGGCTTGCGTGAATAAGCAACAGAGTTATTTGAAAGTGCACGTTGTGTATTATTTTCCCACCAGTTGCCTGACTTTGCTGCAGCCATCTCAATATCATTAATGTTGGAAAGAGAAATCATTGCTGATCTACGTACTCCGCCAACGACAACAACTTCTCCAATCTTACACATAATGTCATGCGCCTCAATAGGCTTAAGTTGACGACCTGCTGCATTTTTAAACTTTGCAATAGTAAAATCAAAAAGATTTACAAGTGGTTGTGGTCCCGATGAGCGTCCACCCATTGTCTTAAGACGTGCACCTGCGGGACGTACTTTAGAAACGTCAATTGCTGGAATGTGTCCAGTCCAGAGCAATGCTAGTAGCTCACGATATGCTTTTGCCCAACCCTGTTTTGAATCTTCTACAACAATTACTGTATCTGACTTTTCAAACGAATCTGGGACGGCAGGAAGTTTATTAACGTACTTGTATTCAACAGAAAATCCTACACCTGTTCCGCACATAAGAATATACATTGTTTCATCAAATGAACGTGGAGAATCTACTGGAACAAATGAACAATTGTATCCAGCCACATTGTCTCTTTCTAATGCTGCTCCTGATGTCATCACGGAGCGCATAGACGGCATCACATTTCTGTTAAATACACCGTCTTTTAATTCCGCTACAAGCTTCTCAGTTGGAATATAATTATGATTTTCTTTTAAATGATTTAACATAAAAGAAAAATATCGATCTACTGTTTCTCCCCATGTCTCACGTCTATTCTCTTCTGGAATCCATCTAGCGTAACGTGATAACGCAATAAAATTTTCGTATGGGTTTGCAATAGTCTTAGACATTTAAAATTACCTGTTTCTCCGCCTAGCGGTTAATTTGATTTAGTGTGAAGATCCTATTCTACCAAAGAATAATTAAAAGTGGAAGCGCTAGGAAAATTTTTCTACTAAATGATCAAATGCTTTCTTGGTCAACTGATCCCAATTATAATCTTCATGTATTTTAATTGACTGAGCAAAATAATAACCAGAGTATGCTTTATAATCAAGAGAAACTTCACGCATTAGTTGCTCTAAATGTTTTGCATCTGGTTTAAACATTTTTCCAATGTGTCCGTCTCCAACTGCTTTTGGCAAAGTCTCATCTGTAAGTTTAGATTTTAATTTAAGTGGTCCCATATAGTCCACATAGTGAGACCAATCATATGTTGATATAACTGGCATGCCTGTTGCTAAACCTTGAAGCGGAATAAACCCAAAACCTTCTCCCCATGTGGGATACAACAAAACATGATGGCTGTGATACAAAGCAACAAGATCTGCTTCTTTAATCTCATCTGTTATTAAAGTAATATTATTATATGCCATCTCTGGACTCATAAACTGATTATCTTTATCATAAACTCTAACAGTGTTAAAATTGTGTGCTTTAATAGTTAAATGATAGTTTGGGTTATTGCCATATAGCTTGATAAAAGTGTCTACTGCTAGCTGCCCGTCTTTTCTTGGAGATGGTTCTCCAATGTGTAAAAACTTTAACGGTTGTCCTTCTTTAACAACCCTGCGCTTTGGTTTCCAAAAATCTTCAATACCGTGTGGATAAACATATATTGGTTTTGTTATTCCGTTTTCTTTAAAAACTTGTGCACACCAATCAGATGTTGCCCACACTTCATCACAAGCGTTAAATCTTTCAACCCAGTCTGATCTCATAGATGTTGACTCCCACGGAGTATATCCAATTTGATACTGATTTCTGTGAAGCTTATAATGATGAGGCTGAGTAAAATTTAATTGAATAGTAGATTTAGGATTTGCAAAAGATACAGAGTGTCCTAGATTATTTAATGATTTAACAATATTTTTTCCCGCATAGCCAAAGCCAACCGCAGGATTTAGTCCTGCTTGAATAGTATAATAAGATATATCCATGTTTTCTTTCTGGTTGACTGGCTTGACAGGCTTATCCTATCAATGTTATGATTGTAGTTCGTTATCTCTAGAGGAGGAAATGCCAATGGAGAAAATAAAACAACAGGTTAGTGATTTGGCTCATAATCTGGTTACAATAGTAATGATAACATTATTTATGTTTCCAGTCCAGCCCGCACAAGCCTTAGTAGTAAAACCTTTAGTGAAAACTGAAGCCCAACTAAAGCAAGAAGTCTTAGATAAGTTCAGTAATCAAGTTTACAAACCATCTGAGATGCTTACAGACGAAGAGCTAGTATTGCTACTCAAGACTGTAGGATTCGAAGGAGCAGGCCTTAAGAAAGCTTGGTCAATAGCAAAGCGTGAATCTAACGGAAGACCGCTTGCATATAACGGGGATAGGAAAACTGGAGATAGTTCTTACGGAGTATTCCAGATAAACATGATTGGAGATCTCGGTCCAGACAGACTAGAGAAATTCAACCTAAAGAGTAACAAAGAGTTATTCGACCCAGTAACAAACGCAGAGATAACGTACTATATGACCAACGGCGGTTTAGATTGGTCAAGCTGGAAGGGTATGACCCCAAAAGCGCAGGAATGGCTATTGCGATTCCCAACAACTGAAAAGAAGTAGGATAAATGAAGGTACAGTATGTATCGAAGTATCTCTCTTTATCACAAGAGGGCCTTGTTCCAGAGCTTTTATGCCCAATGGATCAAGGCTCTCTTTATCCTAATCAAGACGGCGAAGACAGGGTATTTGTTTACTGCTTATCCTGTAATTATAAAAAAGTCCTTGGATCTAAAGATTACGACAATATCGTGAAAGCGGTGGAAAATGTTGGATAAATGTAAAAACGGGCAATGTGCCTGTGAACAAGAAGAGAATTTTTTTCACATTAAAGTGATTCCGCAAAATAGTGCGAATTTCAGTGCGGCGGATGAAGAGACATTTTCTTCATATGAATTTGAGTCAAACACCCTTACGGAAACAGATTCTATGGGGAGAGAAAAATTTTGGGAAGATATGGGGAGACCATAATGGAAGAAAAAGAGCCTCAATCTCTGGAAGACAATTTACCTATGGTAAATTATATAATGCTTCACCGAATTTACGATATGCTGACCTTGGTGGCAAAAGGAGCAGTAGGTGGAGAAGAAGTAGGAAAAATGATACAATATCATAAAGAGGGATTCCTTCTGGGTCCTAGTCCATCTTATTCAATAGACGAAAGGGAAGAAAATGGCGAGTAAAGAATCTGTTGTAGACACAATGGTTGAACAAATTAATATTCAATCTAGACAAGCAACTGTGCAAAATAAGGGAGACTTGGTTGAGCTGGAAAAGGCTCTATTACAAGCACAACCTGCTTATAATCATATGTGCAGTGGAATTGTTGATGCACTAATCGCAAGAGGAATGATTTCTGTAGATTAGTATTGACTTAAAATATTGTATCCAATACAATAATGTTATAGGTCGAGCAATTTATTGTTCCCTATAATTGCCTTAAATGGCAGCAAAGCCCAATCGGATCCGCCTCTGATTGGGTTTTTTGTTTATTGGGGTGTATAATAGATATATGACCCCTCATGAGTTTTCTAAACAAATGAAAAACCCTTATTTTGGAACAAAGTATTATAAGGAAGAAACTAATGCAGGCAAAATGGAAACTAGAATAGAATTACGGATAGAAAAAATTCTATCTAAAATATTTTTTTGGAGAAAGAAAAAAAATGCTTAATTTTGACAACAATCCTAACGTTAAAAAAATATATGACGATATCTGGGTGTATGAAAACTTTTTAAATGAAGAGGAGTGCGTTTCTTTAGAGAACATTGCTAACGGACTTACTGAGCCACAATGGAATGAAGCAAATAGCCCACTAGATTGGTACAACGGAAAGGTAAGCATTGCTATCCCAGAACTTCTTGATATAAATAGCAGAGTAAATGATCTCGTATCTCCTGGCTATGTAGCTACTGCAAACTCTTCTTTCCACAGAATGTTTGTTGGAGATAGTATGCACGAGCACGAAGATACTTGCGGGGAAGATGGAGAAGCAACTTCAAATGATGACTTCAACACATGTGCTATTACAAAATATGGAGTTGTAGCATACTTTACAGATAAGTTTGAAGGTGGAGAAATATACTACCCATTATTGGGATTAAAAATTAAACCAAAATCTGGTGATCTGTTAATACATGGTGCTTTAATTAGACACGGTGTTGCAGAAGTTACAAGTGGAATAAGATATGCTTACTCTACTTTTTTAACGGAAAAGAAATAAAAATGGCTGAAATTATTTGGGAAACAAATCTACCTGAAAACAATAACGAAGAACCTGTTGAAGAAATATCTAATGAAATATCTATTTCTGAATCTAAAGGTGACCGTCCAATTGAACAAGTTCATCTTAGTAAAAAGCTAGGGTTTGTTGATATGGGCAATGGAATTCTTAAATACCCAGACTTGTTAAACCTGGATGACTACAACTATATACTATTTCAATGTGATGCTCTTGATGAAGAGTCTTGGTCTACTCACCCAACAGACTCTGAAATTCACGGTAGAATTTCTACACCTCTTTCCATTCAAACTTTAAACTCTTCAATTATTGAATGTATAATTAACGAATACTGGACTAACGAACATAACACAATTAACAGAACAAGACCTAGTGACAATGTAGATAGAATATGGGGCGGAGCAGACACCTGGAAATCAGCAGACTATGTAGCATGCTATTACCTTGGTGAATGGACTGGCGGAGAAATTATAACATTATCAGATGGATCTGAAATTCTTCCTGAAACAAACACTTTGTATTGCTTTCCTATAGATGGAGGACAGGTATATAAGTCAAAAGATGTTACATCTGGAATTAAATATACTTTTGTTGACTGGGTCTATAAGCACAGCGATTGGGTAATGGGTTAATCAAATGATAAGAACTAGAAACTATACGCTAGATAACACAACGCCTGTTGAACTAACAATTGAAGATGAGATCAATGCAAAGTCAACACTGATAATATCTAATACAAGCTCCAATAAGCATCTCATTATTGGAAATAGCGATGTAAGCACTACAAATTACGGGATTAGACTAGAACACGATTCAATGCCTTTGTCTATAGATGTGTATAAGGATGACAGACTTTGGGCTCTTGGCGAAGATAATACTGTAACTTGTGCAGTTATGATTATTGAAAAATAAAGTAACAATACAGACATATTAGACATATAGTGCAAAAAGTGCGAAAAAAGTGCTTCGGCGAGAGAAGACCACATTTGTCATCTATGCTATTTTCTAGAATATCCCATATAAGCCCTCTACGAGGGTTCTAAGCCCTTAAAGGGTCATAATTGGTATCTCCGATACAAAAGCCCTTAAAAGGGCGGGAGAAAAAAAGCTAGCAATTTTCTACAATAGCCAGGATATAATATACATACCCATAAGAAGCCAAGATAGCCAGAGTATTGACCTATATAGTTTAGAAGTCTTCAAGATCAATATCTTCATCTAGGTCAAAATCAAAGATTTCTATCTGTCCCGCCCAATTTAAAAATTTAGACAAAGCTACACCTGATAAGACTGCTGTCGCAGTTAACGCAATTAACGCATAGATCTTTTTCATTTGATATCTTTCCAAAATGCTATTAGTAGAACCACTATTGGTCCAAATATGACTGTTGCTTGTATCCAGTTCATTTTTATATTATACCATAATCCTAGTCAACTGCAATATTTAATGCATGATCTGAGCAGTAATATCTCATAGATCCATCTGTTAACATCTTAGATGTATATGATAGCTTATCGCAATAACTACAAAATTTCATTTATCCTGCCTTCCGCTTTTTTCTCATATGTGTTCTTATTCTATGGCAATTAGAACATACTATCTCACACTTGGCTATTTCTGCATCTATTCGTTTCTTAGATAACGTATTGATTAGTTCCGCCACATTTGCATGTTTGGTTCCACGAACATGATCAAAGTCCATCATATAATACGGATAGGATATCTTGCAATCCATACAAGGGTTCTTTTCTTTTATCTCTTTTAAATAACGTGCCAGATAGTCTTTTTGTTTCTTGATCGACATCTTCTCTGGAGACATAGCTTAATTATATAGCAGTATAATTATCAGTCGACTAGGATTTAAGATTTTACATAATGTTAATAAAATATTTTTTCTATATTGTTTATCTTTATCATTTATTGTATAGTGGATACTTGGGAATTAGATTTTAGCAAACCCCCCCTACCCCCCAAATTTAAAAAATCTTTTTGGAAAGATAGGGGAGAGCTTTACTAGATTCTAATCCAAGCATTACTTGGTATATTGAGTCTTAGTGTAACCCCCCGAAACCTTTCCAAGTATAACATTTGATATTTTCGTAAGTCAATAGATCAAAGTCACTTTTGAGAAAATGTTAATATATTTTTAATATGTATGATACACACTATTTTTAATGTCCGATTTGTCCGATAGTGCGCCCATAACCCTATAATTTTGAGCGTGAGTGTGGTGTAACTCACAAAAATAGTTTGAGAATACTCATCAGTAACCCCCCTAAATGTCAGTCCCCCCTGTTAGGCTTATAGTATAAGAAGTTAACAAGGAGTTAACCTTAATAAAGAAAGGTCAATAAAATGACAAATAGAATTTGGGAAAGTCGTAACGACTATCAGAATGACGCTCAGCGTCTAGGCTATGTATCTTGCTCAGCAGGGTGCGGTAGAGTAACCGCTTGGACACTCTGCGTAATGTGTGGCGGTAACTACGCTACACACAACACTCTTGGAAAGGAGAATAACTAATGAACGATTATCTAGACTATATGGATGAAATCTACGAGGAACTCGTAGAGGAATATGGACACGAGATAGAGTCCAAGTGTGAGCATAATCACACTAACGCCTAACGGCGTGTCGCTTGTAAATGTCAGCCCTATCGGCTACAATTACAGCATAACAACTAAATAAGAATTAGAGCGTGAGCCTAGCAAATAATCCGAAAGGTGAGCCTAGCAAATAACCGCTTAACAACTAACTAACAACTACTAACAAAGGATAGAAAATAAAATGACAATAACATACTCACTATGGGACGGCGCACAATTACTAGGCGTTGACTTTACCGCTAATAGCGCAGATGAAATGAATAAAGTCGTAGCAGACTTACAAAAGGTTTCCACTAATGTAGTGGCACATATGAGAAAGGTGTCAATGTAATGATGACTAAATGGGATACTATTCAGGCAGATGTAGCAGATGCTTATGTCTACATAGATGAAGAAGAAGCCTATAACAAGGCACTAGCAGAAGGCGTAGATTTTGGCGCTGATGATTTTGATGATGATGAATTACACAAATCACTAACACTAGATTGGAATGACTAATGATAGCGGACGGATTAGAGTTATACATAACAAGCGACTACGGATTAGAATTAGATAGTTTCTTAGGGGCTATCTATCTACCTTGGCACACTATCATTATCACCGCCCTAGTAATAACCGCCTATAAGATTTACAAGAGAAAGAAGAATAAGTAATGACTACTAATCGCCTACTAACTACCGCCGTCCAAATAGGTATCGGAATACCTACCCTGCTAATGATGCGCCTAATGTGGCGGGAGATCGTCGCAGACTTTAGAGAGTGGGATAAATCACACTAACCTAACGGCGTGTCGGCTTGACAAAAGCTGATCCGCCCGCAAGTACTTGAGGGAGTTATCCACAGGGTGATTAAGGGTCTGTGGATAAACACCCTAGAATTTGTGAGGTTTATCACAAAAATAGTTTTCCGACACGCCCGAAAAAGGGGTCAAAATGTCAGACCCCCCTGCTATACTAGCGACATACAAACAAAAAGAAAGGTGGTCTCAAATGACTACACTAGAAAAAACAAATATCGGCTTAGCACTAGGAATATCTGGTGCTCTTGAAAATCGTATTCTCCACGATTGGAATAATGGTGGTGCTAAAAGCACTTATGGTCTTAGCGTTTATCAACGCAAGGTTTTGCTAAAAGTTCTTATTCGTGAAAATCCTAAATGCGAATGCGTAGCGTGTATCTAATGAGAGATTTCGTTACTAACTTAGAATTAGAAAATTATTGGAAAGATGCCCCAATTGGCATTCACCCCGATTTAGCAAAAATGCTAGACGAACTTATCTCAAAAGGAGAATATAAATGAAATCACAATTAGAAAAAGATTTAGAAATCAAAGAAAGTTTTATTGACTTACTAAATGATGTTTATCCTACTGTAAAAATTGGTTACTCTACTTTTACTCCCGCCGAAATTCTAGAATGTTGCGACCCAGTAGCATTTGCGATTGGCCTAGTTGAACACGAAGATTATTTAGCAGAAATGGAAAACGAATAATGGAATTTTATGGATTTGAACACGCAATTGAATTAGATCATCTTACCGATGAGCAAATTCTTCAACTAGAAAAAATATTTGAAGATTTTGAATAACTAACGGCGTGTCGACTTGACAAATTGACAGCTGCGCCCACAAGGGTGCGGCGTCGGGCGTGTCGTTATGAAGTCGTTATAAAATTCCCTGGATTCTACGGCGTGTCGACTTGACAGACAAATCGGACATTTTGTGTGATGCTTATCACATAACTTGTGTGATGCTTATCACAAAGCCCACGCTCCAAATAATGAGACAAACCCTTGCCAAATTGGAAAATGTCAGTCCGTTCGTGTATAATCTCTACTATAACAACAACGAAAGAAGGTGCCACTAATGGCTACTAAACTCTACACAATCGAAAGCCTACTTGTAGGAAAAAACTATCGCTCAAACTCTCGCCACTTTTCAGGCGAAATCGTTTCTGCTGAGGCTCGCCCTGAAATTTACTACGGCGAAAAAACCGAAGCGTATCTAATCGAAATTCGCACGGGCGGTCTGCGAAATAAATTCGCAACAATCGCAGTAAAGGTTGGTGAATAATAATGGGATACATCGAAATTTTCAGAATGAATGAAGATGGTGCGGGCTGGGTTGATTTAGCCGAAGCCACTCCAGATGAATTATTCAACATCGAATTAGGATTACTAGAAGAAGGAGCGTTCGAATGAACTTAGACGAATTCAAGAAGCACGTTATCGCACAACGTGAAGCAAGCAAGGCGCAAGCCTTGTCAGTGCTATCTGCTACAATTACAACTCAAACAAACGAAAGGGAAAACCTAAATGGCTAAAGTAAAAGAATACATAGAAATTATTTCTGCTGAATGTGATGAATGCGGTGGCGCAGGATTTTTATTCTTTGGAAATGAAAATAATTATGATGTAGAGCCTTGCGCTTGCGTAGATGAAATTTCTGATGAACTAACTGTAGATTGGGTGAATGAATAATGTATAAACTAACTTGCGCTTATGATAGCAACGCTCCGCATTGGTCTGCCGAATACGAAAACGAATTTGGTGCGTGGGAAAACTTTTTCCGTTTTACCGATTGGGGAATGGCTAACGAATACTCAACTGTAAATCTATCAACGCCAACTGGCAAAATGTATACTAAATTATTTTATCGTTCAGGAGAGGTCGTAGTAAAATGATGACACGAAAAGATTACATCGCAACCGCAGAAATTCTAAAGTATGCGAGCAATAAAACTCACCCCGCTGTATTTTCTAAAATCGTAAATGATTTTGCGGAAATGTTTGCGATTGACAATGAGCGATTTGATGTAAAACGATTTCACGAAGCGAGTGGGTATAATGTTCCTAACTTCACTTCAAGATAAAGTAAAACGCATTCAGGAATTGCGTCGCAGTAATGCGGCGCAACCTGTTCGCAATAAAAAAAAATACACACGCAAGATCAAACATAAAAATAAATTCGATCAATAAAATTAATTTGTCGACAAAGCGCCCACATAGCTACGGGGTCGGGCGTGTCGTTAAGGGTGTGATCTAAAACACCCTGGAAATTTGCGTGTCGATTAGCAAATGTCAGTCTAACCTGCTATAATTCCAATATCTACTAACGAAAGAGGTCCATTATGGAACTATTTACCGTCGCTTGCCTAAACTCTGAAATTTGTGGCACAACTATGACTTTTGATTCTGAGTCTGATTATGAAGTATTCGGTGATGACTATATGTGTGCAGAATGCTATGATTCTGAAGAAATGGAATTCTATGAACTAACGGGCTGGTCCGATTCCGACGCTCTTGCGTCTGCAGGACACGGAATGGATGAGGATTACTAATATGTCAGATCTAACCGCTATAATTACCCCTATGAAACTAAAACGTTCTAATGATAGAAAGGTGGCTAACCTTGTCACAAAAAATGGAAAGCAAGCCGCAATTGCTAACACGTTCGGTCTCCCCGCTGGAAAGGCTTACTCATGCCCTGGTGCCACTAGTATTTGTGAGAGTGTTTGCTACGCAGGAAAACTCGAAAAGCTCTTCAAGGGAGTAAAGGCTAATCTTCTGCACAACTGGGAATTGCTACGCAATGCAGATACCGATACTATGCTTATTCTATTAGATGAGATGATTGTAGAATTTGTTGCAGATTGTGAAAAGAAAGACGCTCCTAAGTTATTCCGTATCCACTGGGACGGAGATTTCTTCAATGATACTTATACCTATGCCTGGAAGACTATTATTTCTAACCACCCCGATGTTCAATTTTGGGTTTATACACGAGTAAAGTCTGCAGCGCTTATTCTTAAGGATGTATCTAATCTATCTCTTTATTATTCTACCGATGATGAGAATAAAGAAACGGGCCATGATTTGAAAGTTAATTCTGGTATCCGCCTTGCTTATCTAGGAAAGACATTCGCCGTAACTGAGAGCACAATGAAAGAATTGACTGGCAAGCCTGGTGCTAAGTGTCCAGAGAATATGAAAAGCATTCCGCTTATTAGCAATGCTGGGTCCGCTTGTGTATCTTGTGGCTTATGTGTCTACGGTAAAGCGGATATTAGATTTTCTGCGAGTAAAAAATAATGGCAGATACTCTCGGATCAATTCTTGCAATTATATTTATTAGCGCTATTGTACTTCCGATTCCAATTGCTATATGGGCCGTACTTAAAGGCTAACGGCGTGTCGACTTGACAAGATCAAGCTGGCCCGCAAAGGTGGCGGCTTATCCACAGGTTTACGGCAGTTATCCACAACCCCCCAAAAATGTGAGTATTATCACAAAAGCTGCGACACGCCCATAATGGATTAGGTAATGTCAGTGGCCTATGCTAAAATACTCTTATTCCAACAACGAAAGGTAACAAATGTCTAATCAAATAAAAGTTCCACACTCCATAGTATTCGAGGCTATTATTGACCTTGATAAAATACCTGCTAACCTATTACCTGCATTACTAAAACTAACTGAAACAGATTTACTAACGATGTGCAAGGGTGCAACACTACACGCACTTGCTGAGGCTAAGGTATTGCAAATTGCAAATGAAAATAACACTTGGGCTGAAGTAACTATCAAGGAAGGTAACTAATAATGGGAAGTAACTTTGCAACAGAATTAGCGGATAATGATTTATTCGATTTAGATTTAGAAACCGCTATCGGTTATCACCTACAAGGTAATCATTACCCACCCGTTCCACTTTCTATGGTGCAACCTTGCATAGATGCTATCGATGCATACTATGACGAGGACTATAATAAACTAATCGAAATGCCTGAAGGCGTATTGTATCGTGGAGAAAAGTTTGCACCTGCCTCCGCTATTATTGAACAACACCACTTAGACGCTTGGCTACCTGAAAGCGAATACTGAGATCAAAACTAGGCGTGTGAGTTATCTCACACGCTTGGTATCTCGCATAATGAGATTGGGGTAGAAAATGTCAGACCCCTTTGCTATAATAGGACACTAACAAGAAAGGAAGCAAAATGACAATAGATAACAAAGTCTATCAGGTCGGTGATTTATTCACTACCCTGAAGTCTAAAGAAACAGGCGTAATCAAAGAGATTATTCCTAACTCATCTGGCTCGGTGAGAGTTCGTCTGGAAACAGACAACGGAGAACGCTGGACAACAGTTCTTGCCGATAGTCTAGCATAACTAAATAAAGGAAACAGGGGCAGTTTAGAGAGTGTTCTCGCCCAATGTCCTAAGTAAGAACTCTCACCCTTCGGGGTAAATGTCAGACCCCTATGTTATACTACTCAAACAACCAACCAACGAAAGGCAATAAATAAATGAGCAGACAAATCACAGTAAAGGTAGCAACGACCAAAGTAATCAAGGCACTAGAAACTCGCCTTGCTAAATTGGAAAAGGACTACGCAGACCAAACAGCAAATGAAGCAAAGCACACTAAGGCTTATGAGGCTTGGAAAAAGGAAGTAGGCAAGTGGGCTATTGCTAACTTCTCAAAGGCTGAGAACCTTCGCACAAACTATCGCCAATGGAACAACACTCTCAATGTTGATTTTGACATTATCACTAAAGAGGGAACTTTTCCTAAAGAACCTGAAAAGGATTTTGAGGTAGTTCATACACATCAGTATCGTGAAATCAAAGAGGACATCACAAATGCTCTCACAATTCTCAAAATGACAGATGAGGAAACAGTAAATGCTTCCACAATGAAGCAGATTGCTAAGTATCTCTAACTAAACTTAGGGGGGCAACCTAAAGTCCTGAACCCTAACAACCTGAGCAAGTTGCTAAACTGCTCAACCAACCAACTAACGAAAGGAAATAAAATGTCACCAATTCTAGATACCGCTAAGGGTCGCTTCTATCGCAAGGGCGATGTATTCACAACTGGCAAATCAGGAATTACTGGCACTATCACGGAAATCGTTTCTATTCGTCCAACTCTAACTAAACTTGGATTGAATACAGAAAATGGTTTGCGTTGGGCTATGGTAAAAATCGGCGCATAATCTTATGGGGGCTAGACAGAACCTAGCCCCAATGTTATAATTCTTATCCCTACTAAAGAAAGAATAAAATGAAAAATCGTTATCGTGTAGAAATCTATGACGCAAACAAAGCAAATGATGTAACTATTTATTCAGAGCAAGGTGTTGATAGAGAATACCTAACTGAATTAGTTTTTTCTAATTTGCGTAAGTTTAGCGGAAGAGTAAATGCTTACGTGTATGACAATGTAAAAAAGAAAAAGGTTACAGCAATGTTCCTTGATGAAAGTATAACTAATAAATTCCAAACAAATTAAAAGCTGGGGCGGGATCAATTTAAAATCCCGCCCTATCTATTTGTCGACAATGCCCCCAAAGCTGCGGGGTTATCCACAGGCTTACGGCTTCCTGTGGAAAAGCCCTGGAAATTTGTGAGATTACTCACACGGATCAATTCGGACATATTGTAACTAACTCTATACAATGTCAGTGCCACCTGTTATAATAAACTAATCAACCAACCGAAAGGAAATAAATATGGCTCATAATCTCGAAATGGAAAATGGCGAAGTTGCTTTCGCTCTCCGTGGCGCACCTGCTTGGCACAACCTAGCAAATCGTATCTTTGCAAAAGATGAGGAAGTTACAACTGCCTCAATGCTTAGCGAAGCAAAGTTAGCAAATTGGAATGTTCGCTTATCTCCAATCACAAATCACATTGACGAATCTTGGAATGATGTTTCAGATTCATCTCTAGTTGTTCGCACAAATCCATTCAATGGCGGAACTGATGTTCTTGCAACTGTTGGTAAGCGTTACAAGCCAGTTCAGAATGAAGAACTATTTGCATTCGCTGATGCAATTCACGATGCTAATGCCGATTGCCGTTGGGAATCTGCTGGCTCATTGAAGAAGGGCAAAGTTGTGTTCGGAACTGTAGATATTCCCCGCACAATGGTTCTTGACCCACAAGGCGCTAATGATGAAACTAAACTTTATCTTATCGTATGGACATCACACGATGGTTCTGTTGCTGTTCAAGCAGCCGTTACTCCTGTTCGTGTTGTATGCCAAAACACGCTAAACCTTGCAATGAAGAATGCTAAGCAATCTTTCAAGATTCGCCACACGCAATCTGTTGAAGGTCGCATTCAAGTTGCTCGTGAAACTCTTGGGCTTGCTCTTGGATACTTTGATGAATTCGAAGTTCAAGCAAAAGCACTTTACTCTCAGGCAATTACTGATGCTGAATTCTCTAAGTTGATTCAGACAATTTATCCTAAGCCAGATAAAGATGCTGCTAAAGTTGCGCTAACTAAGTGGGAGAATAAGGTTGTTCTACTTGATGACCTTTATCATAACTCACCAACTAACGCTACAATCAAGGGAACTAAGTGGGGTGCGTTCAATGCACTAACTGAGCGCCTTGATTACTATCGTTCAGGTCGTGGCAATTCTGAAACACTTATGGCGGGTGCATCAGGTTTTGACCCAATTCTTACCGCAGAAAAAAATAAGTTGTATCGAATGGTTGCAACTTTCTAAATAATAAAAATCCTAGGCAAGATTTAAAACTGCCTGCAAGATCTCTTAGCTCAGTTGGTTAGAGCGCTACCCTGTCACGGTAGAGGTCACGGGTTCAAGTCCCGTAGGGGTCGCCAAATAGATTTGTCGACAATGCCCGCAGTATTGCGGGTGTGATATTGATCATACGGGAATGATAAAAAATTCCCTGGAAAAGCTTGTATATGTCAGTGGGCCCTGGTACAATTCTTCCATGACCAACGAACTAGTATCAACTAAATATACATTTGCCTGTGACCCAGACAATTGTGATGTACTAATAGAACTAACATCATCTGACGGTTTTGGATTCCCGTCGGGTGTGATGGAAATCACTTGCCCGTGTGGCCGTAAGCCAGTCTTATTGTCAGTGGTCAATGCTACAATTGCTCCAACAACCCAAACGAAAGAGGAAAAAATGGAAGAACCAACAACTACAACAATTCCCGATACATATAATCCTAATCTTTTGGTTACCTATAAAGTAATCAAGGGATACTCAGATGCGGAATATGCAACTGATAAGGTTACATCAATTGAGTGGGACCTACACAATGCACGTCAATCACAGAAGCGTGTCGGAGTATTTGAAGACAAGATTAACAAAGTCAAAGATATTATCACTGAGGCATATGAAGACTCAGAGGATAAAGATACACTTCGTGCAATTGCTGAAGCGCTTTCAATTGAACTCGTAAGAGAAGTTCTATTCACCGCAACTCTTGAAGTTAGCGGAACATATACATACAACATTCTTGACTCCGACTATGAATTAGACCTTGATTCAGAAGTTACAGATGCTCTTTATGCTGAATCAAATAACGGTAACATTCAAATTGATGACACCGAAGTTTGCCACGTTAGAGAAGCATAATGTATTTTGAGTTGACTGCTCCCGATAGGCTATCTATGGAGATGGCCTATTGGGATGCACAAATCACAGGGCTCGACCCCGAAGCAATGTCACCGTTGACATTCAACATTGGAACTGGTAGTATTGAGAAAGTAAGTCGCATTCGTGACAAGTATAATCTAACTGAGAGTTACTGGTCAGACAGAGAAGCGACAGGATACAAGGAGAAATAATGTCAGATTACAAAGATGGTTTTGATGACGGGTATAAATTTGCTCGTGAAGAAATGATGGAAAGACTATCAGAGATTGATATTAATGATATCGATACTTGGATTCTTGACCGTCTTTGTGAAATGATAGAAGGCGGGAAACTATGACAACTGAAGACCTAACAAGATGGATCGGCTGCGACCAATGTGGCACAGCTCAGGCTATGTATTTAATTAAACTAGTAGATGGTGAACTGTTCTTTTGTGGCCACCACTACAATAAAAACAAAGCAGGCCTTGACAAGGTCTCATACGAAGTGATAGAATTAAACAAAATAGAAGAAGCAGTACCTCAACTAGAAACGGCGGAATAAAATGGGAGACAGAGCAAACTTTGGATTTAAAGATTCCAAGGGGGATACAATCTTTCTATACGGACACTGGGCAGGCCACGGTATGTTGGAGCGCTTAGCCAATGCTGTCGAGGCAGCACGGCCAAGGTGGACGGATGAATCATATGCTACACGTATTTGTGTATCACAAATGATTAACGAAGACTGGAAGTCCGAGACAGGCTGGGGCTTAAGTGTTAATAGAATTCTAGATAATGAGCACAAGATTCCTGTAATTGATTGGTCCACTCAAACGTTTACTTTGTTTGAAGAGGACCTAACTACAGAAGTGTTTAGTTTATCTTTAGATAAATTCTGTAGTAAATACAGTCAACTAGTTATGGTATAATTGAGGTAGGTCCAGGGACCTTCTTCATGAGTACAGGTGCGGCTACCAGGGGATCCCCAAGTCGCTAAGCAATGCAGGACTTTTTACTTTCGTTGGTAGATCCTAGCGGCCTTTACTTTCTTAAACCTCAGCGCAAGCTGGGGTTTTTTACTTGCCCGCAAAAGCAGAGGGTATCATAATTTGTTTACGAGGTCAATTTAAAATGCCCTGAAATTTTGTGATGTTGACCACAATGATCAAAAATGTGGTGTGGAACACACCCATTTGCTATTCCATTTGTCAGTGGTCCAATGTATAATAATCACATATCAACGAAAGGATATAAAATGCCAAACTGGTGTTATAACACATTAACTATTCAAGGACCTAAGTCTGAGGTAGATATGATTAAAGATAGATTGAATAAGCCTTTTACATTAGCACAAGAGACTTATGGTATGGGTGATATTAGTTCTTCTGGTTTCCCCACCAAAATTCAACAGGTTACTTATTCTAATCCTGTCTTTGCATTCTTCAATATCCATTCATATAAGGATGACGGTATTACTGATGAGGAATATGCCTGCCAGCCTTCTCGTGGTGGCATAGATACAAATGACCCTGATTGGTTCCGCAAGTCTATTGAGTTTGCTAAAACTCAGAAGGACTGGTATTCGTGGAATAACTCTAACTGGGGAACTAAATGGGATGTTGCAGTTCGTGACGGTGAAGAGTATTCAAATACAGAATTGCTTGAATATAAATCAGAGGGTGAAGACAACTGGGTTGTATATAAGTATGAAACTGCTTGGTCACCTGCTGTAACTATCTTAACTAAACTAAGTAATCTTGTTCCTAACTGCCTGCTCACATTAGAGTATGAAGAAGAAACAGGCTGGGGTGGAGAGTATGAGATTGTCCGTGGAGAAGTAAAAGAACTATTAGAATATGAAAACCGTTGCTATGCTTGCCAGTCTTTTGACACAATGAGTTATTGTGAAGATGACTGTGGTGAATTCTGCTCAGAATGCAATGAGGGTTCTTGGCAGGATGAAAAGGCTATGGCAGAATGTCAGACCCATAAGGTATTATTACCTTTGAAGACATACACAATGGAGGAGGCAATAAATGGCTGAACAATTTATAGATACGGTAGCAGAGCACATTACAGGTGCAATGCAACAAGAAATAGCGGAGCAATTGTTTGATGATTGGTCCAATAAGAATTTAGATGAGGGCAGCGATTATGCCGAATGGCAATTTATGCAATATGCCTCAGATGAATTAAAGCAGCAATACAACGAATACTACGGATATATTGAGGGAGATGAATACTTACTATGAAATACTATAATTTTGTAATCAAATTAGCAGGCAGTGTCTATGCTAGAAATGAAGAAGAGGCAAATGAAAAGATTAACTTACATCTTGACGACCTTGGCCAAGTTGAGAGTGCTAAATTTGATTTAAATTGGCCTGATGTGTCTTGGGATTTGGAGTATGAATTATGCTAGGTTATACTGAATCCGATCTAAATAGAATGATTAATGCTATACACGATGCTAAGCTTTTCTATCTTAGAACCCCGTCCGATTTAATGGATAAGACAGAACTAAGGAATGATTTAGAAATGGCTGTTAGTTTTATGCAGGGCTTATGGGCGGAGGGTTACTTTGACCACACCGACTAAATCATCTAGATTTATGGAGTATCTAAAGATACATCTAATTAGTTTAGAACAAGACTTAGAACAGATTGATTATGTAAATGGTCATCATTTCTATAGAGTTAAAGAAGCAGAAATTGCGAATACCAGGCATATATTGTCAGTGGCAACTGATATAATGAATGACAACGAAAGGGTATATTAATGAATATGACTGCAGAAGATATTGGGCTCCCGCCCCACTTGCAACGAATGGTCAATGCAGGTGTTAGTGGATTAGATATAATGCACGGGGAACTAAAGAACCTAATGCTAATTGCTGAGCAAGACCTAGCAACCGCATTAGAACAGGAGGCATTGTCAGAAGAGGCAATGGATTCTATGGTCCGCACAGAATGTGAAGGGCGCCTAGATATGCTAGTAGAACTATATAATCTAACATATCAACTATCATTTGCGATTGGAGCACGAGATGTATGATAAACCTAGTTTAGAAATTTTAGAAGTAAACTATTCTATTAGTCCTGGAGGTATTGATGAGTTTGAAGTCTATAGTCTTGATGAACGTGACCATTCTAATCCTCCGATTTTTAGTGCTACCACACTTGAGGAATCCGTTCGATTCTGCTACAATCTCGGAAAAGACTTTACAGTCAGAACACTCGCACAATGGGAAGAAAAGGAATTAGCATATGAAGCCAGCAGATAAAGATAAACTAAACGAATGTTTAAAGATTCTTGATACCACCGACCTTGGGCTGTCCTTGGTTTGGTTGTGGACGTGGAGCACAATTAACAACATCCTAGACGATGAGACCTACAGGGCTAGCGTTACTCAGGATGATATGTGGGGGCACCTGTGTGAGGCTGTGGAGGCTGGACACGGCTTCTCCCTAGAGTATGGGGCAGAACAACATCAGGAGGATGTCCTTGAATGGATGATGAATCGTGAATACATTGTGGACACAATGTTTGAGGAAGACGAAGAGGAAGATGAGGAAGAAGATGAAGATGAGTGATCAATATGTAGACTCCGTCCTTGCAGAGGCCCAAAAGCTTTTGTGGGGCGGATCTGAAACAGAGAACATCGAAGCACATAATCTAATTGCTAAACTAATTAAAGATAGGTTAGTCGATGAGTCAGTATAAAGTAAAGATAGAGATAGTTGGGGGAGTCCCATACATTCTCGAATGCCCGCC